TTGACCTAGCGTTTGCATTGCATGGTGTATTGGTGTTTTAAGTGTTTTAAGCTTACCAACAACCTTAGCAAGACTCTGTTGTCCAGATAATGTAAAGCTCATAAGTAGGCACCTAATTTAGCTGCAGCCTGTGCACTTGAGCCAATCAACTTACTTTTTACAATTAGAAACTGATTTTCAGCATCTAGCTCCTGTACGCTAAGAATTTCATAATATTTAGAACCGTAAAGAATATAGTTCTCAACACTCACGTCTGTTCTATACCTAATAGTGAATGTATGTGTGGCTGACCTATCTTGCTGTTCACTGGTCATAGCATCAAAGAATGCGTGACCTTTATCAATATCAATCTTAGCCCAAACAGTTGCAACAGTTGCAAGAGTTGTTGTAAAGTCAACGCTGGCACCATTAGTTGGGGTGAGTACCTTACTTTGAATTGCTATACGATACTTAAGGTCACCAGCGCATATAGGTGCACAACTTGCCATTAGAACCTCACATTATATTTATTAACAGCCAGGTCAAGGATCCTGTATGGTTGAAGTAGTGCGCGAGCAGTTCCATTTAAAGCAGCCTCACACTCACCGCATGATGAATTATCTCCACAATCCCCTCGTGCTACATATAAGGCACCAACGCCAATCAATATGGCTTGACGTATTGCAGCCGGGACTGATGAACTTGATGCACCATAACCACATGTAAAGTTAATGGTAACCGCTTGTGGTCGACTATATGTTGTTGGCCAGTTTTGTCCAACAGCTTCCCCAAGTACTGGAAAATCGTTTGCATTAGTTAATGTATATACCGAACTACTTAATGTCTGGGATGCATTATCGGTATCATAGTATGTTATGCTTGTGATAGTTACGTTAGGACTTTTACGAATCTCAATGCCTTCCCTGAACTCATGTTCCCACATGCGGTAGGTCTTTGTAATGAAAACACGTTTAGTGTACTTCTCGAAGAAGTCAGTAACTGCTTCTATCAGTACGCCAAGATATGTGTCCTCATCTGAAGTATCAATTCTTAAATGTGCTTTTACCTCTGCAACTGATACAGGTGTTGTGGCCGCTGCTGTTATTAGTTTAACTGGTACAACATCGTGTCTTGCAAATAGTGAATTATACATCTTCAAAACCTCAGAAAAAGATACAAAGAGCGGAAAGCCGACGCCGTAATGGCGCCGGTCTTAGTTCCTATAAATAGGTTAAACAACTTGTGTTGTTTGTTTAGCACTGATTCCAAATCCGCCAACAGCTAGTAATGCAATTGGTAAGGAACCTGTGTTATTAGCTGGTGTAGCTGTAATACGAACATAGCGCTTACCGCCATTGTATCCAATTTTACCAACTAGGTTGTCTGAGTCATATTGTAGACCAGCAGCTTCAACACCTAATAAGAAGTCATCAGAAACGGCAACCCATGCAGAGTTGTCATCTGAATCTTCAACCAATAGTGTGATTGTCGTGTCCGCGTCAGCAATTGTTCCAAGGTTTACGAAGAACTCAACAGCCTCGAATCCTTTACGATCTGCTGTACAAACTTGTGCTGTGTTGTCAGTGATGGTAACGCAGGTGTTGTCCAACACTTTCAGGTTATTATGTAGATCTTTCATCGTCTTTCTTTCCTTAATGTATCAATGATTAAAATAGAAGGCCAGAATTACCTGGCCACACCATTAAGACATTGTCAATGTAACAACAGCGTCTGGTTGTACAACAGCACCACCAACACGACGATGTACGATAAATTTAACCATACCATTGCCAGCCAATGTGAAGTCGTCACGGATAACGCCAACACCTAGACGGTCAACAATCATGTAAGCTTCTTGTGCGTCGATCAAAGCTACAGGTTTTGTACCTGCGCCAATGTCTGGCATGTCTTGCATGATCATGACTGGAACACCTAATAGCATTGCTGCTGGTGTACCGATTGTCATTGGCATTGCACCATTTGGTCCCATACCGAATAGGTATTGGTTTGTGGTATCTTTTAACTTACGTAGCGCAGCTAATGTGGAACGGTTCATAACAAATACTGGATTGTTATATTTGAATGCAGCGATCATGTTCATCAAACTATCAAAGTTTGAGAATGTTCCAGCACCGTTGTTTACGTTCAATGTACCAGCAGCTTGCAAGATACCCTGTGGTTGGTTAACACCAGTACCGTTAACGAATGCTGCACCTTCTTTAGCAGCCAATAGGCGACCAGCGTGGTTAGCAATCTCTGCGCCCATGTCGAATGCAGCGTCACCAAGAAGCTCTTGTGTGATTCTCATTTCAACGTTAGCTTTATGTGCAACGATGTTGATGCGGTTAAAGTTAGGATTGGAAGCTGTGTTAGCTGCACCTTCACCAACCCAGTATGCTGTTGCGTTAGCATCTTGAGCAGGTACTTCTAAACCACGTCCTGAAATATTTACAACGCGTGCGATTGAACGCATTGGGGAAATTTCAATGATCTTACGTACCAATTCATTGTGTAGTTGACCTGGTACTAAGTAGCCACCTTCGATATCAACATCCGTGCGGAGGTACTTACGATCCATTGTACGTAGAAAGTCTGTGAAGGCTTTGACTTCTTCAGAACCAGCTAGGCCACCTTCAGATCCAACTCTGTATAGTTGCTTTTCCATTGTTTTAACACTTTCTTTTAATTCATTTACTTCAGAGTTAAGAGCATCTTTACTTTCTACTAATTTAGCTTTTTCCGCTTCAACGGCTGCTTTCTTAGCTTCTAGGATTGCTCCAATTTCTGAAACTACAGATTTAATTTCTTCGTTCATGACTTTCGTCCTTTTCCTCATATCTTGGCCAGTAATTCACGTAATGCTAGAAGAATTTCCATTGCTGTCTGATCAGGTGCTGGTTTTTCTTCAATGTCAGCTTCTGGTTCCTGCTC